GGCAAGGGCGCTGGCAGGGTAACCGCTCTATCAGTACAGGCAACGCCAGGAAGGCTTCAACAGTTCCTAGCAAAGACTCCGGCCTTTGTTCTACCCACGCAGATCACAGACCTTACGGTCTGGGGCATACCGGGGCAGCGCAGAACGTTCGCGGCCAAGTCTCCGGCGGAACCGGAGATTGTGGAGCCTGGAGAGCAGGTCGGCGGCAGCGGCAGATGGCGGTCACGGCGAGAGGGAGACGAAATCCTAGCTGTCATATTGGCAGTGGCCCAACGCCGGGGATACGGCGGCTTTTTTGGAGTAATTGATGAGTGAATCAGCGATTGAGTACGATGATGCGCCAACGGGTGAGGCTGAAATAGATGCGCCTACTCCCGAGGTAGAGATAGACGATTCCCCCGAGACTGCCGAGGTAGATGAGTCGGAAAGTGAATCGCCCGAAGAAGTAAAAGCAGAGGCCGAGGTTTATTACCCAGAGTTTGATCCGCGCCAGCAGGAATTCATCAATGACAGGATTGTTGCGCCAAAGATTGCCGAGCTACGGCAGACCCAGCGGGACTACCAAGAGCTTCAAGAGAAGCTAAAGCAGCTTGAGTCTCGCCCTGTTGAGCAACGAGGCCAACAAGATGGCGGGCCTGTCGTGCCTCCTATCCCTGATATTTGGGAGGATAATTACGAAGAAAAGATTGCCCAGCGTGACCAGGCTATTGTTGAGCGATCACAGTGGCAGCATCAGCGCCAAGAGTCTGTTAGCCAGCAAGAGCGCGAAGCTATCCGGCAGCAAGAGCAGTTTGTGCAGTCTCTACACACTCGACGTGTTGAGTATTCAAAGCGGGCAACGGCGATGGGTATCTCTGAAAAAGACTTGAAGGTAGCCGGTGATGCCGTCCATCAAATGGGTATTAAAGACGATGTAGCTATGTATATCGCAAAGCACAGCCTTGGCCCTGCTATCACGGTGCATTTGGCTAAAAACCTTGCGGATCTTCAGGCAATTCAGCAGCTAGAAACCCCTGCCGAGGTCGGTGAGTTTGTGGCTGACAAGATCAAGCCAAGACTCGCCAAGATGCTAAAGCGCCAAGCCCCTCCAGAGCCAACGGAGACATTGCGCGGATCAGGAGTGCCACCAAAGCAGCGGGGGCCAGAGGGCGCGTCCTACGAGTAACCATTGATCGCCGTTTAATCACTGAGGGTCTATTGCAGACCCTTTTTTTTTGTGTATATGCTTAACCACGGTCTGTAAGAGATCGGCTTTTTACCGATTAGTCGGGCACTGCGGGTACATACCGATTACCGCATCGGATAACGCAATGAAGCCAATTATCTATGGAGGCCGCCCGTGGCTAACAATCTGAATAGCAACGTCACACGCCAACTTGCGCGTGTATTTCTTGAGAAATTCGAAGCATCCCGCGTCTTATGTAAGGCCGTGGATACACAACTACTCTCCGGCAAGTTTAGCCCTAAGTCTGGAACAACTGTCGATTTCAAACGTCCACATGACTACAACACGCTGCGTACTGCTGGCGGTGATATTTCTAGCTCAACCAAGAGCGATATCATCTCAGGCAAGGCAACGGGTACTGTCCAGGACTACTTTACCGTAGCGACTGAGTGGGGCAACGTTGAAGAGGCTCTTGAGCTTGATCAACTCGATCAAATCCTCGCGCCTATGGCAACTCGCATGGTCACAGCCCTAGAGCTTGATCTTGGCTTGTTTATGCTGAAAAACTTGGGACTGTCCTACGGCGCACCCGGTACTGCGGTTGATGCTTGGTCTGACGTTGCAGGCGCAGGGTCACTTATGGAGGCCATCGGTGTACCTTCCGACGATCTTTGTTATGTGATGACTCCTTTCACTGAGCAAAACTTAGCCGATGCACAGTCTGCGTTAGCCTCTGGGTCGAATGATCTGGTTGACTCCGCTTGGGGTCGCGCACAGATCAAGCGTAACTTTGCAGGCATGCGTGTCATGTCCTCAAACGCGCTCAAGACGATTACCACGGGTACAACGTCAGATCGTGCAGGCGCTATCAACGGCACTCCTGTTGCAACGTATGTCGCTCACAAGGACATTATGATTCAGGACATTCCTGTTGATGGTCTTACTGCGGCTGGCACGATCAAGGCGGGTGAGATTGTCGAGATCACTGGGCGGTTCTATCTGTCTCAATCTACCCGCGAGCAGTTCTTGGGTGCTGATGGTAGCCAGGTCAAGTTCCGTGGCGTTGTGACTGAGGATGTAACCCTTGCCTCTGGTGCGGGTACTCTGAAGGTAGCAGGCCCGGCGATCTTTGAGGCTAACGGCCAATACAACACGGTCAGCGCAGCATTGGCTGATGGCGATGTGGTCACTCTCTTGGGTGCGGCCAGCACGGTCTATCAGCCCAATATGTTTTTCCATAAAAAAGCTGTGGGCCTTGGCACTGTTAAGCTGCCGAAGTTGTACGCAACGGACACTGTTGCAACTACTGAGGATGGTTTCTCTATCCGCATCAGCAAGTACGCAGACGGTGACTCAAACCAGCAAAAAGTGCGTTTCGATATGTTGCCAGCATTTGCTTGCTTCAACCCCTTCTTCGGCGGGCAAGGCTTCGGCGTAGCGTAATGGAGACTGATGGCGGGTGTGAGGCGCTTGCCATCATTTGGGCGGGGTAAAACCCGCCTATTTTTTATCTGGGATTGTTATGAAAAAAATCACATGGATTAAGCCAAACAAGACCAAGATCGAAACCAACGATCTACCGGCGACCATTAAGCATTGCGAGGATCTAGGCTGGAAGCGTGAGCCTGTCCGTAAGATTAAAAAGGCGACTGCCGAGTAATGGCTACCGCTCTCTACGTTGCTGACAGGGCTTTACGGCTCATTCTGGTACAGGCTTCTGATGCTCAACTAGAGGCTGATGAGTACCAGGACTTCTATAACGCCATGAATGACTTTATGGCTGACCTAGAGGCTCGCGGCGTGGACTTAGGTTATACAAAGGTGTCAGGCCCAGACGATACGATCACTATCCCTGATGGTGCGATTCGAGGCCTAATATCTAACATGGCTATCGAGGTGGCTCCTGATTACGAGGCGACAGTCTCCCCAGCGTTAGCGGCGCAGGCTTTGCGTGGTATGCAGGCCATTCGTCGTTTGGCACATAAGCGCACACAGACACGCTTTCCTGTCACGCTACCAAGAGGGGCTGGTAACAGTCAGGAGTTTGGCTTTGATGACAGCTTCTACAGCGCTCAATCAACCGCGTTAATTACACTGACCAACAATACTTCGGTTACTGAGATCACTACCGCTAACGTACCTGTGTTGGTTTCGGGATTCTGGCAGACAGCAGAGGCCTCTGGCTTATCGACTGACATATCAGGGCGCATTCTGAATCGCAACACAAAGGCAGTTAATTTGGATATCGTGGCCCAGCTTGAGGTCACAGGTGGCGTTGCTGTCACTGCGCATCTTTACGAAAACGGCAATCAGTCTCTAGCAAGTCAGGCAGGTGTTGCTGATGGCACATTAATCACCCTTCGTTATACGACAACGTTGCTACCTAATGAATTCGTGGAGCTGTGGATAGAAAACGACGATGACACCACAAACCTAGTGGTGCGCGACTGCCAGTTTCAGGTGAGCTGATGCCGCTTGTTCAACTCCCTATTGCTAACGGCTTTTATGTCAGTGACTCGCTGCCGATCTCACGGCAGGAGTGCGTGAATGTGTACCCTGTTATTGAGGAAAAGCCTGCACTGACACAAGAGACTTTGCGGGGTACGCCTGGGGTGTCTCAGGTCGCGTCCGTAGGTGATGATGCCTGTCGTGGATCTCATCGACTAGGTGATGTGCCGTACTTTGTGCTGGGTACGTCATTGGTGAGCATTGACGCAGCGGGTACAGCGACGAACCGCGGGACTATCCCCGGTACTGGCCCTGTCTCGATGGCAGAGAATGGCGCGCAACTGTGCATTCTGATCCCAGGCGGCAATGGGTATATTTGGGACGGATCTTCACTGACTCAGATTACAGATTCGGACTTTACGGCTAACGGCAACCCTACTGGCGTTGTGTTTATTGATGGGTATTTTCTATTTACCACATCAACCAACAAGATCATTGTCTC